AACAAACTAAAGATTGGTGAAAAAGAATTAGTATTAAATACTAAAATAGAAAGTTTCAAATCTGTGAATAATCTAGCGGAAGTTATATCAACTCCGTTAGCTTATTCAACTAACATTAAAGTTGGTGATCTTGTTGTTATACATCACAATGTTTTTAGACGTTTCTATGATATTAGAGGTAATCAAAAAAACAGTAGATCACATTTTATAGATGATATGTATTTTTGTGATGTAGATCAAATATATCTACACAAAAGTGATAAAGATTGGAAATCATTTGGTGACAGATGTTTTATAAAACCACTTAAGAATACGAGTCATTTAAGCAGTAATAAAGAGAGAGAACTAATTGGTATATTAAAATACGGAAATAGTTCCTTAGAATCGCTTGAAATCAATGAAGGAGACTTAGTTGGTTATACTCCAAATGGAGAATTTGACTTTGTTGTAGAAGGACAAAGACTATATTGTATGAAATCTAATGATATTGTAATTAAGTATGAATATAAAGGAGACGAAGCAGAATATAATCCTAGCTGGACACAAAGCAGTATTAGAACTGATTAAGGTAGCTGAAGAAGCTATTTTAAATAATGGAGATGATGATTTATCTGCTGATAAGTTAAAAAATGCCGCAGCAACTAAGAAGTTGGCTATATTTGATGCGTTTGAAATACTTACTAGAATACAGGAAGAGGAAAAACTACTTGTAGATGAGGATAAAACTACAGAAGTTAAAGTATTTAAAGGTTTTGCAGAAGGGAGATCTAAATAATGTATCAGCAAACTCTATACAAAATAATACCAGACTATATAAAGGAAAGTGTTATTAAGCAAAACAACCGTTTAAAAAAATGGAAATATGGATATGATAAAGACAATGATCTGGTTATTATTAGTAAGACTGGAAAGATTGGTGAGATATACGAAATCGATAATTTAAAAATAGCTTTACCATTAGTCGAAGAATGTTATTCTAGATCTAAAGTTAAAGAAGAACAATACTGGGAACAAATGGATTTCCCAAAAGAAATAAGTAAAATAAAGAATTCTTTTGATTGGAATAAACAACCTGATAGTTTCAAGGACAGATGGTACGATTATATAGATAATGAGTTCAGGTATAGAGAAGAAGGATTTTTTTTTAATAATAGAGGTAAACATACATACATAACAGGTACTCACTATATGTATCTTCAATGGAGTAAGATAGATGTTGGTGCACCAGATTTCAGAGAATCAAATAGATTGTTCTTTATATTTTGGGAAGCTTGTAAAGCAGATCCAAGATGTTATGGAATGTGTTATTTAAAGAACAGACGTTCTGGATTTTCATTTATGTCTTCTGCGGAGTTAGTTAATCAAGCAACAATATCTAGTGATTCACGATTTGGTATATTATCTAAGTCTGGAGCAGATGCTAAAAAAATGTTTACGGATAAGGTGGTGCCTATCTCGGTTAATTATCCTTTCTTTTTTAAACCTATCCAAGATGGTATGGATAGACCTAAAACAGAATTAGCATATAGAATACCAGCTTCCAAACTTACTAGAAGAAAATTAGATTCTAACGAGAAACTAGAAGAGTTAGAAGGATTAGATACTACAATTGACTGGAAAAATACAGGAGATAATAGTTATGATGGTGAAAAATTAAAGTTATTAGTACACGATGAAAGTGGTAAATGGGAGAGACCAGATAACATATTGAATAACTGGAGGGTTACAAAAACAACTCTTAGACTTGGTAGTAGAATAGTTGGTAAATGTATGATGGGTTCTACTTCTAATGCTCTTGACAAAGGTGGAGATAATTTCAAAAGTTTATATTATAACTCTGATGTTTTAAAAAGAAATAGAAACGGCCAGACAAGTTCTGGATTATATAGTCTATTCATTCCAATGGAATGGTCTTATGAAGGTTTTATAGATATATATGGTACACCAGTTTTCGATACACCACCATCTCCAATAAAAGGAGTAGATGGTAATACTATAGATTATGGAGTTATAGAACATTGGCAAAATGAAGTAGATGGTCTTAAGTCAGATCAAGATGGTTTAAATGAATACTACAGACAGTTTCCAAGAACAGAACAACATGCTTTTAGAGATGAAGCAAAACAATCACTTTTTAATCTAACTAAGATATACGAACAGATAGATTATAATGACGACTTAAGAAATACCAATGTTGTTACTAGAGGTAATTTTCAATGGGAAAATGGAGTTTTAGATACAAAGGTAATATTTTATCCAAATAAAGATGGTAGGTTTTATATATCGTGGGTTCCTTCTTTTAACCTACAAAACAACGTCGTTATCAAGAATGGCGCAAAATACCCAGGCAATGAACATGTTGGTGCTTTTGGATGCGATCCGTACGACATATCTGGCACAGTTGATGGCAAGGGTTCAAATGGTTCATTAAGTGGATTAACAAAGTTCTCAATGGAAGACGCACCACCTAATGCTTTTTTCTTAGAATATATAGCTAGACCACAAACTGCTGAGATATTTTTTGAAGATGTATTAATGGCTTGCATATTTTATGGAATGCCTATACTTGCTGAGAACAATAAACCTAGACTTTTGTTTCATTTTAAAAGAAGAGGTTATAGGGGTTTTTCAATGAATAGACCTGATAAAGTCTGGAATAATTTATCTGTAACAGAAAAAGATATAGGTGGAATACCTAACTCAAGTGAAGATATAAAACAAGCTCATGCTTCTGCTATAGAGTCTTACGTAGAAGACTATGTTGGATTAAACGACACTGGATATGGTAATATGTATTTTAATAGAACACTTAATGACTGGGCTAGGTTTAATATAAATAACAGAACAAAGCACGATGCTTCTATAAGTTCTGGTTTAGCTATAATGGCATGTAATAAAGGTAGATATAGTCCATCTGTCAAATACGTTAGACAAATTCATGATTTGGGAATAAAAAAATACGACAATAATGGTTCTTTATCAAAAATATATTAATAAATGAATATATATACAAACACTAACAGCGCTTTTCCAAGTCAAATAGTTAGCGATGCAGAAAAAGCTTCTGAAGAATATGGATTACAAGTTTCTAGAGCTATAGAGCAAGAATGGTTTGGTAGAAGTAGATCTGCTAATAATAGATATGCATCTAATTGGGGTAATTTTCACCAGTTAAGACTGTACGCTAGAGGAGAACAATCTATACAAAAATACAAAGATGAATTAGCGACTAATGGAGATATTTCATATCTTAATTTAGATTGGAGACCAGTGCCAGTTATATCTAAATTCGTGGATATAGTTGTAAATGGCATGTCACAAAAAACTTATGATATAAAAGCTTATGCTCAAGATCCAGAGTCTTTAAAAGCTAGAACTTCTTATGCTGAATCCATAATGAGAGATATGTTCGCTAAAGACTTAATAAACAAAGCTAATGAACTATTAGGTGGTGATATTTCTCATTCTCCTATTCCACAAGAAGATCTACCTGATACAAAAGAAGAGTTAGATATTCACATGCAGTTAACCTATAAGCAATCTATAGAAATAGCTGAAGAAGAAGCGATAAATAACACATTAGCTAATAATAAATGGGACTTAATAAGACGAAGACTTAACTACGATTTAACAGTATTAGGAATTGCATGTGTTAAAACTACATTTAATGTTAGTGAAGGAATAAGAATAAAGTACGTAGATCCAGCTTATATAGTACATTCATATACTGAAGATCCTCATTTTGACGATTTATATTATATTGGAGAGGTAAGAGCGGTAACTATACCAGAACTTAAAAAAGAATTTCCACATCTAACAGATGAAGAACTTTATAAAATACAAAGTTCACCAACTAACAATCAATATATAACTGGTTGGGGTAACTATGACGAGAACACTGTTCAAGTACTATACTTTGAATATAAAACATTTATGAATCAGGTATTCAAGATAAAGAAGACTGAGAATGGAATGGAGAAAGCTATAGAAAAGACAGACGAATTTAATCCACCAGAGAATGATAATTTTGAAAGAGTCTCTAGAACTATAGAAGTTTTATATACTGGAGCAAAAATACTTGGTACAAATCAAATGTTAGATTGGAGTTTGTCTGAAAATATGACAAGACCATACGCTGATACTACTAAGGTAGAAATGAATTATGCTATTTGTGCTCCACGTATGTACAAAGGTAAGATTGATTCTACTGTCAATAAGATAACTGGTTTTGCTGATATGATTCAGTTGACTCACTTAAAAATACAACAAGTATTATCTAAAACAATACCTGATGGAGTTTTTGTTGATGTAGACGGTTTTGCTGATGTAGATTTAGGTAATGGTACTAACTACAATCCAGCAGAAGCTTTAAATATGTATTTTCAAACTGGTAGTATAGTAGGTAGATCACTAACTCAAGAAGGTACCATGAATAGTGGAAAAATACCTATACAAGAACTTACTAATTCAGGTGGTCAAGCTAAATTAGCATCGTTAATTCAAACATATCAATACTATCTACAAATGATAAGAGACGTAACTGGACTTAATGAAGCCAGAGACGGAAGTATGCCAGATAGAGAAACATTAGTAGGATTACAGAAGATGGCCGCTAACGCATCAAACACTGCTACTAAACACATTATGCAGGCTAGTTTGTTTTTGACTCTTAAAACATGCGAGAACATCTCATTGAGAATAGCTGATGCTTTAGATTTTCCTTTAACTGCTAGTGTATTAGAACAAAGTATAACAACATATAATGCTTCTACGCTTAGAGACATAAAACATCTTAACCTTCATGATTTTGGTATATACTTAGAACTTGAACCAGACGAAGAAGAAAAAGCGATGTTAGAACAAAACATTCAAGTTGCACTGCAAAACCAAAGTTTAGATCTTGATGATGCTATAGACATTAGACAGATAAGAAATTTAAAACTCGCAAATCAAGTTATTAAGTTTAGAAAAGCTAAGAAAGCAAAAGCGGCGGCTGAAGCATCTCAAGCAAATATAACTGCTCAAGCAGAAGCTAATCAAGAAACTGCCAGACAAGCGGCTTTAAATGAAGTACAAAAACAACAAGCTTTAACTCAAGAAACTATTAATATAGAAAGAGCTAAGTCTCAGTTTGAAATGGAAAAACTTCAAATGGAATCTCAATTAAAAGGTCAGTTGTTAGAAAGAGAATTTCAATACAACATGCAACTTACTCAAATGAAGATTGGTGCTGATGTTGAAAAGACGCAGTTATCTGAGAAGATGAAAGATGATAGATCTAAAGAGCAACAACAAGTAGGTGAAGATAGAAAAGATGAGAGAACTAGAATACAAGCTTCTCAACAATCAGAACTAATAAACCAAAGAAAAAATAATGCATTGCCTCAAAAGTTTGAATCAAATGGAATCGAAGATTTCGAAGATTTAGGTTTTTAAAAAAAAGTTAACTATTTAATTATATTATATTATGTCAGAAATTGTAAAACAAGAAGGAGATTTTAAAATCTCTAAAACAAAGAAACCTAGAAGTCTAGTAAGAGAAGCTAAAGTAACAAAAGTAGATTTAACAGAAAAACCTATAGATCAAGAAGTTACAAAAGTAACTATACCAACAGATGTTGTTGAACTAGAAAAAGTAGTTGAACCAATTGTCAATATTGTTCAAGAAACAGTAGAACAAAATTCTTCATTTGATAACTTGATAGAAGAGATTACAGATAATAACGAACCAGTTGTAGAAGTAAATCAGCAAGTAAGTGAACAAGTAAGTGAATTTAAAGAAAGTAGAGTACTTCCTGAAAATATAGAAAAGTTAGTTTCCTTCATGGAAGAGACTGGAGGTACTATAGATGATTACACAAGATTAAATGCTGATTATTCAAATGTCAATCAAGATGTATTGTTAAAAGAATATTATAAATCAACAAAACCACACTTAGATCAAGATGAATTACAATTCCTAATCGAAGACAGTTTTTTCTTTGATGAGGATTTAGAAGAAGAGCGAGAAATACGTAGAAAAAAACTCGCTTATAAAGAAGAGGTTGCAAAAGCCAAAAGTTATTTAGATTCAATAAAGAGTAAATACTACGACGAGATCAAGTTGAGACCGGGTGTAACTCAAGAACAAAAAGAAGCTTCTGAATTTTTTAACCGATACAAGAAGACGGAAGACGAGTCTAGAATGCGACACGATCGGTTTAAAACGGACACTAAAAAATTATTCAACAGTGATTTCAAAGGTTTTGAATATAACATTGGCGAAAAAAGATTTAGATACGGTGTTCAGAACCTAGATCAAGTTGCCGATAAACAGTCTGATATTAGTAATTTTGTCGGAAAGTTTCTAGACAAAGAAGGAAATGTTACTGATACAGTAAATTATCATAAGGCTTTATACACTGCTATGAATTCTGACAAGATTGCACAACACTTTTATGAGCAAGGTAAAGCTGATGCTGTAAAAGAAGTTATCACAAATTCTAAAAATCCTAGTATAAGTCAACCTAGACAAACGTCTGGAGAGGTTTTTATAAATGGTTTAAGAGTTAAGTCTGTTAGCGGTTTCGATTCTTCAAAATTAAGAATACAAACAAAAAAATTTAACAATTAAAACAAAAAATTATGTCAGCAGTATCACCCGTATTTGGGTCAATTAAACCGTCTCAAAAGCAACAAGCTTTAGAAACAAATTATTTAAACTTTACCGACGGAAGCGGTAATGATTTCGCACAACAATACTTACCAGAAATCTACGAAGAAGAAATCGAGCGTTATGGAAACAGAACACTTTCTGGCTTTTTACGTATGGTAGGTGCTGAAATGCCTATGTCTTCTGATCAAGTTATCTGGTCAGAACAAAACAGATTGCATATTTCTTATAACGCTGTTACTTGCGCTACAGCTTCAACTTTAACATTCGTTACTGGTGGTGTTGGTAAATTGTTCGTGCAAAATGTTATCTCTATTGGTCAAACTTTAGTAGTTATAAACCCAGTAAATGGTAAAGAACTTAAAGTTTATGTTACTAACTCTGTTACTAATGGAGGAGGAACTTTAGCTACTATCACTGTTAAACCTTACACTCAATTAGATTTAACTACTGGTGCTGGTAATGCAGTTGATTTTTCTGGAGCTACAAACCTTAAAATCTTTGTTTATGGTTCTGAATTCAAAAAAGGAACTACAGATGCTAGTTTAAACTCAGTTAATCCTTCTTTCACTCAATTCAGTAATTCACCTATTATCATCAAAGAACGTTATCAAATCTCTGGATCTGACACTGCTCAGATTGGATGGGTTGAGGTTGCTACTGAAGATGGTACTGGTGGTTTCTTATGGTATCTTAAAGCTGAATCTGAAACAAGATTACGTTTTGAAGATTACTTGGAAATGTCAGTAATTGAAGGTGAATTAGTTAGTGGAGCTTCTACTTTAGGTTCTGTTGAAAAACTTAAAGGTACTGAAGGTCTTTTCGCTGCTATCAAAAGCAGAGGAAATGTAGTTAATAACTTTACTGCATCTACTGGATTAGCAGATTTTGATACAATCTTGAAAAACTTAGATACTCAAGGTGCAATTGAAGAAAATATGTTCTTCTTGAATAGAGCTACTGCTTTAGATTTTGATGATATGTTAGCTGGTATTGGATCTCCTAGTTCTGGTGTTTATCAAGGAGGTAGTTCTTATGGTGTTTTTGAGAACTCAGAGCAAATGGCATTGAACTTAGGTTTTTCTGGTTTCCGTAGAGGTTCTTACGATTTCTATAAAACTGACTGGAAATATCTTAACGATGCTTCAACTCGTGGTGCATTAACTAACACGTCTATTGATGGTGTTCTTATCCCTGCTGGAACTTCTACAGTTTACGATCAGCAATTAGGTACTAACATCCGTCGTCCGTTCTTGCATGTTCGTTATAGAGCTTCTCAAGCTGATGATCGTAGAATGAAAACTTGGATTACTGGATCTGTTGGAGGTGCTTATACTTCTGATCTTGATGCAATGCAAGTACACTTCTTGTCAGAGAGATGTCTATGTGTTCAAGCAGCAAACAATTTCGTATTGTTCACGGCTTCAGTATAGAAACCTGGTAGTGTTACCCCTATCAAAGTGGTAGGGGTAATTATTACCTTTTAAAATAAACTATTAAATTATATTATATTATGGCAACAAAGCAAAACAAAAACAATGAATTAGATATTGTAGAAGAAACATTAACAGTTGAACCTACTGAAAAAGTAACTAATAAAAAAGAAATAAATGTTCCTAAGTGGGAAATGAAAGACAGAACGTATATACTAACAGAGTCAGATAGTCCATTAACGTTTACACTACCGAGTAGACACTCGTCAAGGTATCCTTTATTATGGTTTGACAAAGAGACTGGAAATCAAGAAGAAATAAGATATGCCACTAATCAACAATCTGCACTAGTAAGAGATCAAAAAGGTCAATCAACACTTGGACATATAATGTTTACAGACGGAATACTGATTGTTCCAAAAGAAAAACAAAGTTTGCAAAAATTACTTTCAATATATCATCCATCTCTAAATATAAAGTACACAGAATTTGATGCTGTTGTTGATGCAGCGGACGATTTAGATTATTTAGAATTAGAAGTAGACGCTATGAATATTGCTTTTGAAATGGATATAGACGTGGCAGAAGCTATAGTTCGTGTGGAAGTTGGTTCTAGAGTGAATAAGATGAGTTCTAAGGAAATAAGAAGAGATTTATTAATGTTAGCTAGAAGTAATCCACAATTGTTTATAGAACTAGCTAATGATGATAATGTTCAATTAAGGAATGTAGCTATTAGAGCTTCAGAAGTTGGAATTATAAGACTATCACAAGATCAAAGAACTTTCCATTGGGGAGAAAATGATAGAAAACTAATGACTGTTCCATTTGATGAAAATCCTTATTCAGCTATGGCTGCTTTTTTCAAGACAGATGAAGGTATTGCAATCTTTAAATCAATAGAGAAAAAATTAAAATAACATGTAATACTAATATTTAGGCGGGTACTGTATATAAAACTGCAATATCCGCTTATTTATTATAATAAATATAACAAATGGCAGTAAGTATAGATATAGTTTACAAGACAGTTTTATTAGTAATAAACAAAGAACAAAGAGGTTATTTGACTCCAGATGAGTTTAATAAAATAGCTACACAAGTACAACTTGAAATATACTTAAAATACTTTGAAGACTTAAATCAATTAATTAGAGTTCCACAAACAGATTTAGATTATTCTGATCGTGTTAGTCTTTTAGATGAAAAAATGTCTTTATTTAAAAAATCATCAGCATTAAACATAAATAATTTAAGCAATTCATTTACTTTACCAGTAGACTTAAGACAATTAGGCACTGTTATATTTAATGACATAGAATCTCAAAGAATTTCAAGAAATGAATTCTATAACTTAAATAAATCTAAATTAACGAAGCCATCAAACTCATATCCAATATATTTATATGAAGAAGGTTTTATAAAAATGTATCCACAAACTATAAGTACAATAAATGTAAACTATTTAAGATTTCCAGTTGATCCGCTTTGGACTTTTACCGTTGATCCAGTTCTAGGTAATTACATTGTAAATTCCGATACTTCGATAAATTTTGAATTACATCAATCAGAACAAACAGAAATAATAGTTCGTATATTGGCTTACGCTGGAATATCTATTAAAGATCCTAACATTGCACAGGCAGCAGCTATAAAAGTACAACAGGATAATATGAATGAAAAACAATAATAAGATATGGCACTTTTAAATAATGGTTTAATTACTGAAACAAATAGACAATATTACGAAGGGGCTAAAAGTATTGTAGCCAAAACAAATCAAACTATATTTGATTTTAGTGATTTTGATACTGATCTTATTTGGAAAACTTCTAATGCAGATAATGAAAATTATGAATTAAATAATTTCAAATTCTATATAAGTACTAATAATGGAATTAGTTTTGAAGAAGTAGTATATTATACAACTCCAATTTCTTCGTATATAAGTACTGTTGATAATGGAATTATTACATTAAATAGCGCGGCTACAGTTGGTGATATATATCTAGTACAACTAAAAAGACTAGAAGGTGGTAAGTATGGTGATAATAATGCTTTTGGAACAGTAGTTGAAGAGAATTATGGTAGTTACTCTTACATTACGTTAGATGATATTATAAATAACTTTCTAATAGCTTACGTTGGAACAGATAAATTAATAGGTAGTATAAAAAGAACTGATGTTATATTTCATGCTAAACGTTCTATGCAGGAATTTAGTTATGATATTTTAAAAAGTATAAAATCACAGGAATTAACAATACCTCCAAGTTTAAACATTGTTATACCACAAGATTACGTTAACTACGTTAAGATCTCACGTATTGATGCAAATGGTGTAAAACATATTATATATCCAGCCATGTCATCTGGAACTCCGTATACGATGCCAATTCAAGATACTGAAGGAATACCAATTCAAGATACATTTGATTATAATATAACTGGAACTTCTATAATTGAAGAAAGATTTAAAACTAGCAGTGCAAAAGATTCCTCTGGAAGAATATCACTAGATCTAGATTCTGTTAACGATAGTAATATATCTAGAAACTTAGGTCAAAGGTATGGTATGAATACATCACTAGCTAATATTAATGGCGTATTTATGATAAACGAAAGAGAAGGTAAAATATCTTTTAGTAGTGATCTAGTTGATTGTGTTATATTATTAGAATACATATCTGACGGATTGGCTTATGATTTAGATACTAGAGTACCAAAAATGGCTGAAGAAGCAATATATTCATCTATACTCTATGCAATATTATCAACTAGATCTAATCAACCGGAACATGTTGTACAGAGATTAAAACAAGAAAAGTTTGCAAAAATAAGAAATACTAAAATAAGACTTTCTAATATAAAAATAGAAGAGTTTACAAAGGTACTACGTGGTCAATACAAATGGATTAAACACTAATTAAATGGCAGAAGTAAAGAATAGTTTTCTATCGGCTAAAATGAATCAAGATTTAGACGATAGATTAGTACCACAGAATGAATATAGACATGCTAAGAATATATCTATAGTTAGCTCAAATAATAGTAATAATGGCGTTATACAAAATATAACAGGAAACAAAAGTATAATTGATTTTGGTTATTACGAAGGTTTAGAAATTATAGGACAAATAGCTGATGAAGTAAATAATATTTTATACTTATTTGCAACTAGTTATACTGATACTTCTTTTAATGGATTAAATAATCAATTACCAATACAGAGTCAGGATGAAGAACAAATTTATTATTGTGTTATAATTAGGGTGGATTTGGATTCTTCATCTGGTAAAGTATTAGTTGAAGGAAGTTTTTTAAATTTTTCAAAAACAAGTCCTATATTAAATATTAATTTACTTGAAGATCTTTTATTCTGGACAGACAATAGAAATCAACCTAGAAAAATAAACGTTAATACTGCATTTGAAAAAGGAATTACGTATTATACGAAAGAAGATCATATATCCGTAGCTAAATATGCACCTGTTAATTCAATTGGATTCATTAATTCAAACTTATCAACAATGAAAGATGTTGTTAGTCAATTTGATCCAGATGGAACTACAAATCCAAATTACAATGCTAATTTTATTGGAGACAAAACATTTCTTCAAGATAAGTTTGTTAGATTCAGTTACAGATATAAATATGATGATAATGAATACTCTATATTAGCTCCTTTTTCTCAAATAGCATTTGTACCACAGCAGGACGGTTCTTTTATGGGAACATCTACTGACGTTGAAAATGATGAAAATACAGCGTTTAGAAGTAGTGTTGTTGAGTTTATGAAAAATAAGATAAATCAAGTTGGTTTAATTTTAACTTTTGATACACTTAGAACAGACTTATTTATTGATTTTAAAATAAAAGAAATAGAAATAATATATAAAGAATCAAATTCTACGACTTGTTATATATTAGATACTATTAAAACTTCAAATATTACTTATGATATTAACAGTATTTATAGATATGCATATACATACGAATCTAGAAAACCAAAAGGAGTTTTACCAGAAGACCAATTAGTTAGAGTATATGATAAAGTACCTGTTAGAGCACTAACACAAGAAACTGCTGGAGGTAGGATTATATATGCTAATTATATAGATAAAAATACCGCGCCATTAACAATTGATTATAGAATAAATATTAATAAGAAAAGTAGTACACTCACAAAAGAACTACCTCTTCATAACGTTAAATCAAATAGAAATTATCAAGTTGGTATAGTACTATCTGATAGATATGGTAGACAGTCTGATGTAATACTCTCTCCTACTAATGCTACTGATGTATTAGGAGGAGGTGGATCTGCTTCTAGTTTTTATGTTCCTTGGTATAATCCAACTTTGGATTCTAATGAATTAACTGGTGGTGTTTTGCGGTTTTTTGGAAACTGCATTTCAATTGTATTTGACACGTTATTATTACAGTCAACGCAAGATACTAGAAATCCTATATCTAGTATAGATAGAAATTCTACTGGAATCCCTGGTTTATATTCTCCACCTTCTTTTGCTATTACTGCTAGATGTGACGATGACGACGCGAATTTTGGTCCTGGATCCATGCAAAGAAATTTTATTGTTTATGATCGTGTTGGTTTTGGGGAAACTCCAGTAATTGCGTTTGAAGTTATAGCTACTATGTTAATTCCTTCTCCAGGAGAATACACTATAGGTTCGATGATAGTAACAAAATCTTATCGTACTGTTTATGTAGATTCTTTTGATTATTTTATTATAAATCCAACTATAACAAATCCAAATAATAACAAAGTAGATGTTAGAGTTACATCTGTTACAATTCCAAATCCTAATGGTTGGTATTCTTATAAAATAGTAGTAAAACAACAACAACAAGAGTACTATAATGTATATGCTGCTGGAGCATTAGCTGGTTATCCAACTGTAACAGGAACAACAGCCCCAACTTATCCAACTGGAGAAGAAAGTAAGACATCTAATTTAATTTTGTTTTCTGACAATATAAATAAAATTCCAAGAGACTTGTCATTAGTTGGACCAGAACAGAAACAATTTAGAAGTACAGTACAATTATTTGGTAGAGTGCAAAATTTAGATATTGACAATACTTATAATCAACAATTTTATCCTAGTATAAATGGTTTTAGTGTGCCAAATATACAAAACATATTAGATGTTAGTTATATAAATAATCCAAGTTATTATTATCAATTGCAAAATGGCGCTATTATAGCTAGAACAGATAATAATAATGTTAAGTTTGGAGCAACACATGTTAATTTAAGACCTAAACTATGTATATTAGAAACAAATCCTGTTTTATCTAGTTTAGATATATATTGGGAAACTTCTACTGCTGGTTTAATTTCTGATCTAAATGCAAGTATATCAGAAAGTAACAATCCTGGAGTAATTTCTTTTGGAGATGTTGGTTGGAATAATCAAGAATCTCAATGTAGTCTTGGAACCAGTGGTTTAAATGACGCAACTGGTAGTAAATTTACTACATGGATTACTGATTGGTTCTATCCATTAGATTCTAACAGTAAAATACTTACTGATGCTGTAGTTACTTTAAATAGTTCTAGTAACATATCTGATTTAACAGGAAGTCTTCGTAAATACATTTTTGAATTGTATAAAGATCCATCACTTAATAGATATAGAATAAAAGTAACTAATTCCAACTCCCAGACTTTTTATAGTAATGTATTAAAAAATCAATTTGTTTTATCTTTATATACTTCTGTTTTAATCAATGGTGTTACTATTAATAGATATATAGATATAAATGGTGGATTGATTAATAATAATCCTATTATATATATTCCAGGTCAAACGTTTCAAGGAGCACATGGTAATATACCAATAGTAATGCCACCTATAACTGCATATAGAGGTATCACTGATATATATCAATTTAGAGGAGAAAACGGTTCTAGTTATTTAGAATCTAATTCTAGTTATATTAAACAAGTAGGTTTGAAATGGTCTTTTCAAGATGGAACGCAGGTTTTTAACGAAGGAACTGGAACTACGGCTGTATCATTAAATATATCTACAAATGGATTTTTAAAAGTAGCTGGCGGTAATCCTGGAATAAAAGTTCAACCAGTCATACAACTAACAGACTCTGGTGGAGCTTTTGCATTGTTAACAGTTGATCTAGACTTTACTTTAGGAGAATTTAATCAAGGAGAATTTACACCAGAATATAACATTTAAAAAAAATAAAAATATGGCAGCACCATTAAATAAAAAAGGTTTAGAAACAACAGTAGCTACAAATCTACCAACTCAATCACCTGGACAACAATTAATAACAGCGGCAAAGTTAAGAGATTCTTTAACGCCGATAATTGATAGTACTTTTACTACTAAGACAATATGGTCTGGTATTATTAATACTACATCTGATACTACTGGAAGGAAAGACTTTTCAATTTTTGAAAACTACTATGATCCTTTCTATTTTCCACCAACACAATCAATTACTAGCGCTCTTTTAAATCCAGCTAATAAATATATGGTAAGTTCCGCTGGTACTGGTCTATTAGTTAATGTAAATGGAAGTAATGTTAATACTGGTAGTTTCACTAATATAGGAGTTACAAACGATTCAACTAATATACTTAATGTTAGTGGAACTGGATTAACATTCGATGGAAGTATATTGAATGGTAGTTTAGTTGTATCTAGTTTGGTTGTTAATAATCCAGGTACTGGTTATGCCTCTGGTTATGGTACTTTAATTCCAGCTGGAGGTTTAGGTTTCTTTGATACAATTCTTTCACTAAATCTTCCATCAGGTACTGGACCAAATTCTGTAAAAATTATTTTTAATATGACAAACACTGTTTGGCCTACTTATATTAATATTATACAAGAAACAAATTTCTATAGAAATACATGGAGCGCGTTTATACCAGAAATTAACAATGTAATTAGTGCACAGAGAACAGTTACTCCAACTGTTAATAATATTGTTAATTTTCAAACAGCAATGTATACTCCTCTTCATAATAGAAGTGATAGCGCTAATAACATGGATAGAGCTTCGGCATGTTGGGTTAATGCACCTAACAGTAATACTTTAACTTATAGAGTTGGCGGTGTTTCTAATTCTGGTGTTGCTCCAACTAGAGCAACTGACTTACCAGGTTTTAATTTTGATGTTTACTCAGAAAAAAGTACTGGAGTTGGAAATATAAAAACACAAAATGGTTATTTAGAGATAAAAGTACCTGTAATAAAACAATAATAAATACAAAACAATATAGATGGCTTATAGTTTAGAAGTAAAGTATTTTAACTCTTTTGTATTAGCTAAAACAGTTAATACATCTAATAATCCAGTTTGGAGAAATTCAGTTAGCACAAATGTCAATTTAAAACCTGCTACTACTCCTAGAGCAACTTTAGATGCTAGAAACTGGTATATAGAGGAAACTAGAATAACAGGTGGTTATAATAATACAACTGTAGATTTTGGAGCAAAAGCTTATATAGTAAGTGATCAAACTAGAGCTGCTAATAAGGCTAGTGGATTAATATATTCTGGAATATACAATTCTAGAACTGGTATAAACAATACTAATCAGTTTTCAGTAGCTCAAGACATAACAAGATCTGCTGATCCTAGAAATGGTTCTATACAAAAATTGTATGCTGAAGAAACTAACTTAACAATATTTCAAGAATTAAAAGTAAGTAGAGCTTTAATAGATAAAGACGCTATTTATTCAGCAGAAGGAAATCCTATGACTACTTCAGGTACTGAAATTATAGGACAAATACAAGCATATACTGGAGAATTTGGTATAGCTAAAGATCCAGGAAGCTTTGCTGTTTATGGTTTTCAAAAATACTTTACAGATAGAAGTAAGAATGCTGTTTTGAGATTATCAAATGACGGTATTACAGAAATATCAAACTATGGAATGAAAAGTTATTTTGCTAGAGAATTATCAATATTAGGAAATGGTAAAATAGTTGGTGGATATGATATTGTTTCTAAAAGTTATATATTATCAACACAACAGACATCTGGAGTTTACAATACAGTTTCATTTGATGAAACCGTTAATGGGTGGACTAGTTTTTATAATTACAAACCGTCTAGTATATTTAGTGTTGATTCAACTATGTATACTACATTTGGACCAGTTGTATGGCAACATCATTTTGAAGGAACAAACTTAGATAATAGAGGATATTTTTATAACGTGTATTATCCGTCAAGTGTTACACTAGTGTTGAATCCTAATCCATCTGCTTCTAAAGTTTTTCAAACTATTAATTATGAAGGAAGTGATGGTTGGGAAATTGCGAATACAAATATAACAGAACCAGCTATTACAACATCTATAGACACGGGATTTAATATAAAAAGTTATTTAGAAGGTACCTATGATTCTAGTACTCCTAGAAAAACAGGTGCCGCTGCATTAGTAAATCCTGTAGTAACACCATTGTATTACACTGGTTTTGTTAGAAAAGAAAACAAATTCTTTGCAAACATAGTAAACAATAGTTTAGGTAAATCTGGAGAAATAGTATTTGGAAGGTCTATGTCTGGAATAAAAGGATTCTGGAGTACTGTTACTATAAAAACTGATGGTACTACTCAACTTGGTAAATTTAAAGAATTATATTCAGTTTCATCTGAATACGTAGAGTCTTCATATTAAAAATAAAAGAAAATATGTAATTATTAATTTATAAACTATGACAATAGGGTATATATATTAACAGTAAGGGGCTAATGTCACAATACAATCAAATCAAATGGAATTAAATTTAAGAATATTAGAGGAATCAGACTACGAAAACATGTGTTCTTGGTGGAGATGGTGGAGATGGCCAGAAGTATGTAAAGATGTATTACCAATGAATGGTACTGGTGGACTTATGGTATGTAAAGGAGATACACCAATTGCAGCAGGTTTTTTATACATGTCAAACTCTAGGGTGTGCTGGATGGATTGGATTGTGTCTAACCCTGAGTATAGGGATAAGGACAGGAAAGATGCCATAGGAATGCTTGTAAATGGCCTAGAGGACATTGCTAAAGCACAAGGGTATACGGTAATAATAAGTATAGCAAGAAATAAAAGTTTAATAAATATTCACGAACAGTTAGGTTATACGGTTGATAAAAATCCATCGTATGAAATATCTAAAAAATTAATGTAATATGGCAGTAATAACAGCATGTGTTGCCGGTGGAGCAATGGCAATAGCGGCAGGCGGCAGTTTAATAGCTGGTCATCAGCAAAAACAAGCAGCTAAAGGTTATAGAAACGATGCTGAAAGAAAAGCAGGTGAAATAGCTACACTTGAAGCCAATAGGCAGTCTATACCTAATCCTTATTCAAATGTTAAAGATCTTAGCGGAATGGCTGTAGATCTAAGTTCATTGACAAGTAATCTTAGTGGACTTGCTAAAGATCAGTCTGGTAAGATGACTAATCCTTTTGAAAATCTTGGAGTAGCTACTCAAGCTGCTAAAATGCAGGTAGAAGAAACAGATAAAGCATTGGCTAATACATTAGATATATTAAAGTCTACTGGTGCAAGTGCCGGTGGAGCAACTGCATTGGCTCAAGCTGCATTAGACAGTAAGAAAGGTGTCGCTGCTAGTATAGAGAGTCAAGAAGCAAATAACGAGAAATTAAAAGCAGAAGGAGCATCTAAATTACAAGACGCTAAACTAGAAGAAGAAAAGAGGATTCAAAATCTACAGATACAACAATCTGAAAAAGTTGAATCAGCTAAAATTGGTGAAGCTAGTAGATTACAAAATCTAAAAATCAATGAAGCAGGTAGAATGCAACAAACTGATATTGAAGCACAGAAATTCAAATATGGTGAGCAAGAATCTAGAGATATAGCACAACTTAATAGATTAGCGGGTCAAGAAGCTGGAAGTAAAGCCGCACAAATGCAAGCGAAGTCAAATCAATCCGCTGCTTATGCCGCAGGTATAGGTGCTGTTGGTGGAATTGCTGGCGCGGCTGTTAGTTTGGCTGGTAAAGGTGCGTAATTTGTAAATGACAATAGAATTTTAAAAATATAAAATATGGGATATTACGAAAATCCGCCTATAATCGTTGATAACAGTAGTCAGCACTATTCAAACGCAATAAGTAATGCTGCTGCTCAAATGACTCAGATAATAGCTGGAATAGGAGAAAGAAGAAGGCAAGAGGAAAAAGAACAGAAATTAACTTTACAGAAAGTTTTAGATAGAAAAAACGAAGTTGATTTATTCTATAACGAAAAAATGTCTGATTGGTCCATAAAACAAACTAACACTGCTAGTGGAGTAGTAAATACAAAAATAAAAGATTTTGTTAAACAAGCTATAACTAAAGCAGCTGACAGTAGAATAAGATTAATAAACGAAACAGATCCAACATTAAGAGATCAATACTTAGGTGATATAAGTAAAGCAGAAGCCTTAATGGACAATGCTAGTAAAGCAACATCGGCATTAGCTACACAATCAGCTGGATATAGATTACAAACTCCCGCTTCTTTAATGGGTAGACCAGGCGGTCAAATTGTAGCTGGAAAAACTAAAGAAGAAATAGAAAATAATCAGTTTTTCTTAGATGCCGTAAGTGGCATGGGAGAAGGTAACAAAAGATTGTATAAAGATGGTTTAATAAATTTAGATGTAAATCTAGATGAAAGTGGTACTAGTTTTTTAATATCAGCAAACGCTGAAGCACCTGAACAAGATGTAACTCTTGCAGATGGTACACCATTAGGATATATAGATCCAAATACTGGACAACCATATAAAAGAAAAGGTACGGCATATTCAAAAGTAATTAATACAGCCGCTTATTTAGATAGTGAAGCTAATAAAGGCGGTGATTTACTGTCAAAAATAGAAAGTTTAGATACATATAACACAGAGTCTAATAAATTATTCATGAAAGATGGTCAGATTTCAGAAAATTTTTTAACTACTGATACACAAACTATCCCTATCAATTCTAAAGGTAAAGAAAAATACCAAATGAGAAATGCTAGAGCTTTAAATATTAATGCAATAAAAACAACGTTAATGCAACCAGCTAAAGTAAAAGCAGCTGGTTTACTTTCTGCTGGAGATCCTCAGGTTTTACAGAACTTTGTGAATTATACGTTAGGAAAAGGAACTGATGATGTAGAATATTTTCAAAAAACATGGCCAACATTAACTACACTACAACAACAACAAGACTTTTTAACTAATATGATTGTTGATCAAGGTTTAGATGGTGTTACAGCTAATTTCCAAAAAACAGGAACCAAAGGTAAAGAAGATTATAAAATATGGGATCCTAGAGGTGATGTTGGTTTGGTACCTAAACCTGAAAAAGTTGGAGGTGGTACTGATAATGAAGAACAAAACAAACAACTCACTGAATTATTGAATGATCCTAGAACAAAAGAATTCAATAAGTTATTTTCTACTGTTTCGATAAAAGGAGCAGATGGTAAAATAAATAGAGCTGCAAGTGCTTACAGACAAAGACAGCAAGATGCTTCTGTGCTTAATAAAATTATAGGAGGTAAAGGTCAAAAACTTTTCATGACTAGAGATGAGTTATTTGAAAGGTGGAAGAAAACTTCAGTAACTGAAGGTACTGAAAAGAAACCTGTAATTGTTACTAATGCTCAAAGACTAAAAAGAGATGGTAAAAAAGTTATGAATGAGTTTAATAAATCTTATCCAGGAAAAACATCTATATTCGTAAAAGAAGGTGGGGTTTACGTTGAACCAGAATTCGATACTAAATCTAGAGAAGGTTTGGTTGATTTAGCTTTGTCGTTATCAGGCGAAGGTGGTATTAAGAAATTTGGAGCGTTTAGTAGAGCAGGTACTAGTGCTGATGAAGAAATACGTGACGAAACTATAGCATCGTTAAAAGAAGAATATCCAAAAGGAGCAAATGAATCGTTAGAAGTATATTCAAAACGCATAGCACAATTATACAATCAAACAAAATAATATGGAAGAAATATATAAATTATCAGACGGTTCTCAAGTAGATGTATCTGGGTATTCTGAAAACGATAAAATCAAGTTTTTTATAAAAAATCCTACAGCAAAAAAGTTCAAAGGCGGTGCAAAGAGTGCAGTTGTAGCGCCAGTAAAAAAAGCACAACCAAAGAGTTTGGTATCAGAATCAACAAATGGTTCTTGGGATGCACGTTCTCAAGCTGATTTAAACTTACAGAGACTAGGACTAATTGCGCCTCCTTCTGAAAAAGAAAAGTTAAAACCTTCTTTAAACTATACTGACAAATTAAATAAGATTACTAGTCGTAAAATTGAAGGTAGTCAAGACTTAGAAGCGAAAGCAGTTAGACCACAAGAACCACTTCCTAAATCTTTAACAGGTTTAAAAATAAAAGGGGTAAAAACTACTCCAATTGTTACTGAAGAAGAAACTGATAATCTACCAAAAGATATTATTGTAAAAAATAATAGACTTATTCAGTTGAGTGATGTAAAGAGAAAGCAAAAGTTAAATGACATTGACCTAATAAATCCGTATCTATACTATTCTTCAAACATGAAGAAACAAAGAGGTGATCAAGGTGTTTTACTTGATATAGAAGACGCTAAAGATTTAGAAGAACCAAGTATTAATTTTGTTAATAATAATTACGATGTACCTGCTTTAACTAAGATGGGTGTAAATTTAGACAACTTTGATGGTTGGTTAAATAAAAGCGGTCAAAAAAAGAATATACTAAAGAAGCAAGAACAAGGAGTATTTGAAGGTTCTGGTAAATCAATAATGCATGGTTATGATATTGACCTTGCTAGAGAGATGTCTAAAAAGAAGGCGCTAGATCTATACATGCAAGACATGAGTAATAGGGACTTTCTTAGACAAGATCTTACTCAAGATGAAGAAATATATAAAGGAGTAAGAGAACAAAAAGAGATAAAGAAGAACGAGTTATTTGACAATAGAGCTTTATACGATTACTATAAAACAAACTTTCCAACTTATGTAAAAAAGATGGACGAGTTAGATTTAGAGAACAAAAAACTATATAAGCAAGCTAAAGCTGGTGGAACTGATTTTTGGAGTTGGGATACACCAGTTAAAATAGCTAAGAATGCGTGGAATATGTCTGCTGATAGGATAATAAATACAACAGCAACAACAATGGATGTTCTTGGACTTGATACACAAGCAGAAGGTTCTAGATTAGTAGCAGATGAAAACATGTTATTAAAACCAAATACTAGAGGTGTTGGTTATGTTTCTGGAAAAACAGCTAAATCTAATGGTACTAATTACCTAGTAGACGCGAAAGGAAATGTTTATGATGCTGATGATGATATAGTAGTAACAGATTTATTAGATAAAAATCAATATGATGAGATAGTAAGTAAGTCAAAGACTGGACAATCTGATTATATATTTAGTACGCAAGGAGCTGCTGTTACTACAACAGGCGTTATTGCCGACATGGTACTTCAATCAGCTATAGCTGGAGCAGTTGGAAATATAGGATATGTAGCAAGTGCTGGTAGAGCAGCAATGACTGGTAAAGCAACTATGGCACTTGGTCCTAAACCTTTGCCTAGTTCTTCTCTTGGACTTATGAATTATTCATCTAATATGATGAAAAAACTACCTATCAAAAGAGATCTTGGTTACACAATGATTGCTCAAGGAGCTATGGGATACTCATCTGGATTAGAGGATACTTTTAGAGAACTTAAAGCATCTGGTATTAATGATGATGAAGCATACGAATTAGCAGGTGTAGCAGCTGAAAGAATGGGAGTATTGTATGCTGTAACTACCCCAATAAATCCACAAACAAATCTTGCTAATAAATTATTTTTAAAAAATACAGTTAAACAAGCTGTAGAGACATTTAAAAAACAAGGTAAAACTGGATTTGTTAATTATTTTAATTCAGCGATAAAAAATGCGCCTAAAGAACTTACGGGATTTGTTGAAGATGGATTAAAAGAAGTTGTTCAAGAAAATATACAACAAATTGGTGAAATTAAAGGTGTAAATGCTTTAACAAATAAAGATATTGGTAGGAATATAATGAATGAAACTATATCTGGTGATGATTTCATGAACACCTCTATGATTTCGTTTATATCATCTGGATTAATGGCTAAAGCTAAGATTCCTAGTTTTAAGGCAAGAAATGAAGACCTTGACAAGTTAAGATCTTTAAGTACTTTATCTAAAAACAAAGACGAATTTAATCAAGTAGTAGATAACCTTTATAAAAAAGAAGTTTTTACTAAAGAAGAAGTAGACAACTTAAAAGCAGATGTAGATATATATTCTAACAATGCTAATAAGATGCCTAAAAATGTATCAGCAGAAGTTGCCATGCCTATTCTAAGATCTTTAGATAAAATACAAAAATTAAAAGACGAGAAGGAATCTTTGGATAAAGCTTTTCATCCATCAATAGATGAGAAGATAAAAAAAGAAGAAGCTATCTCTAACGGTCTATACAATGCTGATCAGTTAAAAATAAAAACTAAAGCAATACAAAGCGCTATAAAAAAAGGCGTTATGAAAAACATTGAAATGAAGAGTTTTTCTGATGATAATAGTATTGTTAATTATCTTACTCAAGAATTAAATATGCCTGAAGATGAAGCTAAATCTTATGCTGATTCAGGAGGTTTCTTCTTAGACGAAAGTTTATTAAAAGAATATTCTAGAGATCCTTCATCTATAATTAAAGGTCAAAAATTAATAGTTGTAAATGAAGATTATGCTATTAGAACTGGAAATACTGAAGTAGCTCAACATGAATTTCTACATGGTTTAATTCATGAGACTATTAAGAGTGATCCAGAAGCTCAACAATTATTAGGTAGATCATTAACTAAAGAGTTAATGAAAATGAAAGATAAAGTAGATACCGAAGGAACTGGTGAAACTCCTTTACCTCAAGTATTCAAAGATAGATTTAGTTTATATATTAGAAAATATCAAAAAGAAATAGCAAAAGTAAATGCAGATTTAGAATTAGGTAAGATATCAAAAGAAGAACATGATGCTGAAGTTGACTCTTTAATTGGTGATCAATGGGAAGAAGCATTAACAATTTATTCTGATGCAATAAGTAATGGTTCTGTTAAATACGATGAAGGTACTTTTACTAAACTTAAAGATGTAGTAAGACAAGTATTGCAGAATTTAGGTGTTAAGAATATAAAATTTGAATCTGGTAAAGATGTGTACAATTTCTTAAAAGACTATAATCAAAGTGTTAAAACTGGAAATTTTGGTATTTCTGGTTTAGGTGCTATGAGAAAGTTAGGTAGTGGTAAAGCAGAGATAAATAGAGAAAAACTTAGTAAAGAGACTGGAATGACTCTTAAAGCAGCTGAGGCACCTGATACTGTATCTAGAGTTAAACTATCTCTAGGTGGTGATAGAAAATCAGGGGAGAAAAAATCATCAGATGACATAAAGAAAGATGTTGACAATGCTTACAATAAAGAAACATTTACACAAAAGACAAATAGTCAAAGAGACCCTTTACTGTATGATATAGTTCAGGAATATGAATATTTAATAAAGGCTAAAGCTAAGTCAGAAGGATTTTTTAATTTACCTGGTTTTGAAAGAGATAGAGTTGACCGTGAAGAGGATTTTATAGCTGAAACAAAAGTTGAACTAATGCTTCATATAAGAAATTTTAATAAAGAATTTCTAGCATTAAGAGAGGAGTATAAACAAGAATTAATTTCTAAAGGTTTTGATCCAAACTCTAAAGAGTTTAAAGAAATATTAGATGCTAAAGATACAGAAGGTTACAAAGGTAAAAAAGGCATCGTTAAAGAGAACAACAGTTTAAATGGTTGGATAAACTCTCAGGTTTTAAATAAGATGAAGAATGCTCTTCAAAAAGCAGGTATAGTAGATGAAAAATTTACTATGGATGTAGAGGGAGAGAATTTCGTAGAAGGAAGAGGTACTACAGACATTGGTGAAACACCTGATTATTTATTAGGCGATAGTGTTGATGTATTGGAAGCTACTGAAGACTTTAACCAAGAACAAGAAAAGTTAGCAAACATATTAAAAGATCCTGTATTCAAATTTGTTGATGAAAAAGGAGAAGATGTTATTATAGATGTAATTCCTGAACGTGGTGATTATGTTATTTCATCTAAAGATCAAGGTATAGAAGCTAATAAGCAATTAAAAACAGAAACAGACCCTGTTAGAATAGAAGAACTAAAAAAAGACTTAAGAGACTTACAAAGAGGTTTAGATTTACAAAATAAAGAAGAACCTTTGACTCCTGAAGAGAAACAAGAACTCAAGTCTTTAAAACCTACAAAAGCATTTAACTTAACTACTGGAGACGTTGAGTATGTGTTTAAAGCTATAATTAAAAAAGAATCACCTGCTAAGATTGTCGCTAGACAAGTTGCAGAAGAAATACTAAGATCTCCAAATGTAGAAACATTAGAGTTTAGAAACTTTAAAAAGTTATTGGCAGATAAGTCAATGACTATGATGAAAAGAATTACATTTGAAACAGGCGAAGGACTTAAGTCTATTATGTATAACGAATGGGAATTGATTTATGATGTTATAAATAATCCAGTAGACGAGGTTACAGGTCAATCTAGTTATGCTTCTAAAAAAATTCCTCCATATTTGAAAGAAAGAAATGAAAAAGGAGAATTTCAAAAAGTTGTAAATATTAATAGATCTTTATTTCTTCAATCATTTTATTCTGAAGAAGATGCTACTAATATAATAAGAAAGTACAATTCAGTTAATCCTGAAGAAGAGATTTCAAAATTCTTAGATTACGAACAACTAACAACTAATGCTTGGTTTGATAGAAGAACAGCATTGAGGGAGATGTTTGGAGATGTTATGGTTCTTCAAGAAGCAAGAAGATTATTACGTAATCCTGATTTTATAGAAAAAATAGGTGAAGAAAAACCTAACTTATATAATAGTCTTAAAGATGATGTTATTAGAACACAAGTTCTTAATGACTTAGCTAAAGGTAAAAGTAGTAGAGTTAAATTTAGTTTAGCAGAAAAAGCAAACGCTGCAATAAATCCTTTATTAAGTGGTTTAAATCTAACACAACAATCTGTTATTGCTAGAGACATAGATAAAGCAATAATGAATGGTAAGTTATCAGAACTTGCTAAAAATACAGAAATGGATAAGTTAACTGATAAATTAAAAAATCAAACTGATCCTATTGAAATAAAAAAGGTTAGACAAGAAATGTCTGATTTGTTTCAAGCAGACACAGTTCTTTTCAAGGTTCCTAGAATGTCTGATTCTACTGATAAGGCAATAGCTACTTTTATAATAAACAAAATGGCTGAAGGTTATAATAGTTTTGACTTTCATGTT